AGATGCCCGCGAGCAGTCGCTTTGGATGCTGACCTTTCGGGACACCGCGTTTCGCAACGCTGAAATGCACATTGCCTTTCAGGCCAAGTCCAATGGCAAGTACTGGAAAAAGCACCGCATCCAGCCAGGGCTTGACCCGATGCAAGACCGCAGCAAACTCGATGCCTTTTGCCACGAGGTGGCCAAGCTTTACAAGAGCGTGGGCGGTGGCGATGGCACTCACATTGAGGTCAGCAAACGTGCCGCCGACGGGAGCGTGCAACTGACAATTTACATTGAAGGCCCTGTCACGGCGATCGCACATTTTTCCGAGAATAGTTTCAAGCGCATCAACACCCGCATCGCGCTGGAGACTGCGTTGGTGTACCAGCCTTCGACTGGCTTCATTGAAACCGTAGTTAAGGGTGGTGCCAAGAATCATGGCGCGGTGCTTGAGCTCTTTGGCAAGCATGTGGTGGAGACGGCCATCAAGCCTGAAGAAATTGAGAAGACACGCTACAAACTCAACGCCTTGCGCGACGGCATGATGGAGCCGTTTGAGGACTGGTCAGCCTACGGCGTTGAGAAAGTTCGCCTGCGCCGTGCACGCTTCACGCCCAGGGGACGTACCGGCATTTCGTTTCAGGTGGAAGCACCATCGGCCAAAGACCAGGACGATGCAATCCGGCTGGCGCTGACAGGGCTCAGGGTGCATCACTCTTTCGAGTCGGAGTACAACATGAGCAGTGCCTCGGTCATCGTCTACACACTGGCTACCGAAAGCCGCAAGGCCGGACACTTCAGCTTTGACATCTCCGCCACGGGCTCTTCGACCATCAAAAACCTGGCTGATAAAAATCAGCCCACAGCACTGGCTGTCTTGCGTTCGTTGAACGTGATCGAAGCAGAAGAGGTTGCGGCGTGAGTCTTGCGCAAATCAGTGCCACCAGCGTGTTGTGCCAACTCCTTGAGCGAGAAAAGCCCGAGGTCAACGGCATGACTCTGTTGGGTGGTGAATATGGGAACGCCGGACGAGATTTGTTGCGTGAACGCCTGCTCGTGGTCGGCGCGTCGCTCTCGCACGTGACCTGCCCTGAGTGTGGTGTGGAACTGGCGCGCGTCGTTCGTGATCTCGCCCATGAAAACATTCTGCTCTCCTGCGATGAATGCGGCGAGGTCAACAGCCCGAGGTCATTGCAAGAAACCTACAAGGTGAGCCTGCCCAAGTTCATCGACCGGCTCATGCTCGGGTTGAGGACCCAGCCCAGCGCGAAGAAAGAAGTTGCCACCGAGGTGGCCTGGCGTATCGGCGTTACGGAACCTGCACGCGGCAAGCCGCTGACCTGGTACTTTGCTCGCCACCTGAATGACCACAGGGTGGCGCAGCGGCTGGTGGAAACCATCCGGCAGGACCAGGCGCACAAGTCTGCAAAGGTGCTCACCAGCAGCGCTTTGCCACTGCCCGAGGGCTCGCCTCTGATGGGATTTGATGTGGTCTATCTCAGTGATGTCGCGCGAATTTCGCAAAGCAAGTTTGAGTTCTTCATCGACCGTATGACCGTGCCAGTTGCCGCTCCGGTTGAGGACACCCAGTTTCGAACTACCCTGCGCCAGGTACGCACGGAGGGCAAGGCGCGCGTGGATGGCGTTGACTATGCGCTGGAGCCACGGCAGAAAGATTTATTGCTGGCGCTGATAGCCACCCGGCACCACGAACTGGAAAACGCACAGTTGCGCACGGCATGCGGATCACAGGCTAATTCGTTCTCACCCACCAAAGTGTTCGATCGCAATCCCATGGTCTACAAGCGGTTCATCAAGTACCTGCCCGGTGACGGTGTTTACGCCTTGCAAATACCGGAGGAAGACCGTGACTGGCTGACCTGAGTCACTGCAACCTGCACCAGCCCGCAGGCCCACCTAAAACCCGGCGCTCACCAGTACGAGCCCGGGTTTTTTGCATTTTGCCCGCACGAAACGCATTTGAGGAATGCCGCTGAGGAGTCTGAGGAACGGCTTGAGGAATCCCGATTGTTGAAATTCATCTCACTGGTTAGCGAGGCAAACGAGCTTCAAAAAACCGGGGTTTTTTCAACACCAAGGAGATTCAATTGCAATCCGCAGAAAAGGTCAAGCACCTCAACCAAACCCAGTTAGCAGAGCGCTGGGACGTCGCTGAAGCGACGCTAGAAAGATGGCGCAGCGACGGCATCGGTCCGGTCTTCATGAAGATCCAGGGCCGCGTGCTGTACCGCGTCGAAGACATCGAAGCTTTCGAGTCCGACAGCTTGCGCCAAAGCACCTCCAGTGCAGTTGGAGGTGCAGCATGAGCACGCTACCGCTTGATCATCCCGATCAAATTTTGTCCATTCCCGTGGGCACATTGGCTGAGCAATCCGGCGAGTCGCTGTTCCAGCTCAAAAACAACGCGGCCGACTTTCTGGTGATGGCCAAAACCATCGTCGAGCACATCGACCGCGCGCTGGATTTGAAGTACTCAGCGCAGGCCCACCAACTGCGCCTGGCTGCAGGCAAAGACACCGGCGTGGTTCATTTCGATGACGGCCGCGTGCACATCACAGCTGATCTTCCCAAAAAGATCGAGTGGGACCAAGCCCGCCTTGCTGACATCACGCAGCGCATTGCCGCCAACGGCGACAACCCTGCCGAGTACGTCGAGATCAGCTACCGCGTCTCGGAAACCAAGTTCAACGCGTGGCCCGAATCGCTCAAGAGTTCGTTCTCTGCGGCCCGCACCCTCAAAACCGGCAAGCCGGGCTTTCGCCTCGCACTTCAAGGAGAAAACAAATGAGCCTTCCCATCATCACCGCTGACCAGCGGCTGGCCGAACGCCGTGGCGTCAAAGGCGTGCTCGTCGGCAAAAGCGGCATCGGCAAAACCTCGCAGCTGTGGACCCTCAAGCCCAGCGCCACTTTGTTCTTTGACCTGGAAGCGGGCGACCTCGCAGTGGAAGGCTGGGCAGGTGACACGGTGCGCCCACGCACATGGCAGGAGTGCCGCGACTTTGCCGTCTTCATTGGCGGCCCCAACCCGGCGCTGCGCGATGACCAACACTATAGCCAGGCGCACTTTGATGCGGTGTGCCAGCGCTTTGGTGAGTCCTCGGCCATGGACAAGTACGACACCGTGTTCGTGGACTCGATCACCGTGGCTGGGCGTCTGTGCCTGCAGTGGTGCAAAGGTCAGCCCCAAGCCTTTTCAGAAAAAACCGGCAAGCCTGACAGCCGGGGTGCTTACGGCTTGATGGGTCAGGAAATGATCGGATGGCTCACCCACTTGCAGCACACCCGTCGCAAGAACGTGTGGTTCGTCGGCATCCTGAACGAAGCGCTGGACGACTTCAACCGCCGCGTTTTTTCTCTGCAGGTTGACGGCTCCAAAACCGGACTGGAGTTGCCCGGCATCGTCGATGAGGTGGTCACGCTGACCGAACTCAAAAGTGATGACGGCACCAGCTACCGCGCCTTTGTCTGCCACACGCTCAACAACTGGGGCTATCCGGCCAAAGACCGCTCGGGTCGCCTGGACGCCATTGAGGAGCCCGACCTGGGCCGCCTCATGGAAAAGATTGCTGGCCCTGCCAAGCCCGCACCAGAGCGGCTCGACTTTGCACGGCCCGCCAGCAGTGTTCCTGCTTTGCCAGAAGCCCGCACCTCACCTGAGACAAGCACAGACACCAGCTTCGACCCAACTTCCTTTAACCCCACTCAGGAGTCCTGAACATGACTTACTTTGATTTCAATTCCGCGTCTGAACAAACCTCTTTCGACCTGATCCCCAAAGGCACGCTGGTGCGCGTGCGCATGACCATCAAGCCCGGCGGCTTCGACGACGCCTCGCAAGGCTGGACCGGCGGTTACGCCACCAGGAGTAGCAGCACCGGCTCGGTGTACCTGAACTGCGAATTCGTGGTGACCGATGGTGAGTTTGCGCGACGCAAGATGTGGTCACTCATTGGTCTGCACAGTCCCAAGGGACCTGAGTGGGCCAACATGGGCCGCACCATGGTGAAGGCGATCCTGAACTCGGCGCGCAACGTCCAGCCGGGTGACAACAGCCAGGCCGCCCAGAACGCCCGGCGTATCAGCGGCTTTGCGGATCTGGATGGCATTGAGTTTCTGGGCAAGGTGGACTGGGACAAAGACCAGAACGGCCAGGACAAAGCGGTCATCAAGGCGGCAGTGACGCCTGACCACAAGGACTACGCCGCTGCCATGGGTGCGCCGCGAGCGCCTGCTCCGGTCAGTGCTGCCCCCGCAGCCAATGCCTATGCCCAAGCCACAGGTCGTGCGCCGGTTCCCGGTCGTCCGAGCTGGGCGCAGTAAGCGAGGGTCTCAGCCATGATGCTTCGACCCCGCCAATCCCTGCTGGTCCAACGTACCCTGGACGCGCTCGCTCTGCATGGCAACACGCTGGCTGTCGCGCCCACCGGGTCTGGCAAGACCATCATGTTGTCGGCGGTGGTCGGCAAGATGTTGTCTGAGCCGGATACCAAGGCCTGTGTGCTGGCACACCGCACCGAACTGACCGGCCAGAACCGGGCCAAGTTCTCCCGCGTCAATCCGGGCTTGAGCACCTCGGTGTTTGATGCCCAGGAGAAGTCCTGGGCGGGTGATGCCACCTTTGCGATGGTGCAAACCCTCTCGCGGCCCATGAACCTTGCGCAGATGCCCACGCTTGATTTGCTGGTCATCGATGAGGCGCACCACGCGTCCTCGCCCAGCTACCGGGTGGTCATCGACCAGGTGTTGGCCAAGAATCCCAAGGCTGCCATTTGCGGGCTGACCGCCACGCCCAACCGGGGTGACGGCAAAGGCCTGCGCGAGGTGTTCTCCAACGTGGCCGACCAGATCAGTCTGGGCGAGATGATCGCAAGCGGCCATCTGGTCTCACCGCGAACTTTTGTGATTGATGTCGGCGCGCAGGAGGCACTGCAAAACGTGCGCCGCACAGCGATCGACTTCGACATGGAGCAGGTGGCCACGATTCTCAACAAATCGCTGATCACTGACGCCGTGATTGCGCACTGGAAGCAAAAAGCGGCAGACCGCAAGACCATCGTTTTTTGTTCCACTGTGGCCCACGCGCAAAGTGTCTGCGAGGCGTTTGTGGCTTCCGGTGTGTCGTCCGTGCTGATCCATGGCGAGCTGTCGCCGGTTGAACGCCAAACAAGGCTGAAAGCATTTGAGACCGGCAGCGCCCAGGTGGTGGTCAATGTGGCGGTTCTCACCGAGGGCTACGACTACACACCCACGTCTTGTGTGGTGTTGCTTCGCCCGAGCTCCTACAAGTCCACCTTCATTCAGATGGTTGGTCGTGGTCTTCGCACAGTGGATCCGCAGGAGTTTCCGGGCGTTATCAAGTCCGATTGCGTGGTGCTGGATTTCGGCACAGCCAGTCTGATGCACGGTGCGCTGGAGCAAGAGGTCAACCTCGATGGCCACACGCATGAAGGTGAAGCCCCAACCAAAGAGTGTCCGGAGTGCGAGGCTGTAGTGCCGCTGTCCTGCATGGAGTGCCCGCTCTGCGGCCATGTCTGGGAG